GCGAGCAAAGAGCGAAGGGTGGCACTCGTAATGTCTAAATGGATAGTAATCACAGAGGTGGAGAGCGAGGCTGACCCTGCTATTTTCAAGTATGTAAATGGCACAACGCTTATATCTTCACACCTAAAAGAAGAAGCCCCTAGTTCGCCTATATGTGGCGACTGCCTAGCACCCTTGGCAAAGTGTGCGCACAGTTATATCTTAAGACAGGAGGAAAAATAAATGAGCAAAAAATTAAAGCCTTATCAATTACCCCGATTTAAATACGAGGTAGAACGCGAGGAACTACTAAGGTGCGCTTTATCTTATGTAAAAAAATGCGCAGAGAACAGCCCAGTGCCGACTGGTTGGTGGTTGGCAACTGATAATGGCATATTAAAAATCACAGTCAAAGGAGAGAAATAAAATGGACAAAGTATGGGGAACAAAAGAAGGTCTATGTGCTTGGTGTGATGATAAAGCGCAGACCGAATATGTTGGAGTAATGACCAATGGAGAAACGGTAGAGTATCAAGTCTGCCTAAAGTGTGATAAGGAGATGAACTAAATGGAAACCTTTAAAGAAATCTTGACGGGCCTACACTTAGGCGGTATATTCGCACTACTACAGATGGCTCTCTATACGCTAATCTTATTTGGCGTAGCAGTTCTATCGTGGTGGATAGCAATAGTAATCAGAGACCTAAAGAAGAAACTACTAAAGACAGGAGCAAGGAAATGAAAGCAAAGCAACTAATCGAGTATATAAATAATCGTTATACACCTGAGCAAGAGGTGATGGGATTCGTTCTCGGTTCAGAATATAAAGAGATGAAGGCCGACCTATGGCGCAAAGCGGTAGAGATATGGGATGAGGAAGATTTACTAGCCCTATTTAAAGACCGCATTCAAGACATATTAATTGACGCAGAGATACAACTATACAAGGAAACAAGGGCCGAGGAAGCAGTTGATTCCTACCTAGCAGACCTAGCAGAGAAGGAACTGGAAAATGAAAACGCATAGGATAACTTACGAATTAAAAGGCGTGCGCATAATCGATGTATCAACTAAGGTTCCTCTTCCTGATAACTGGGAAAGTCTTAAGACAGAAGAACAAGACGAGTGGCTTTATGAACATCAAGATTTCTCGGTGCTAGTCAATGAGGATATCGAGTATGGCAAAGCCTCATCTATCATAGAACTAAGGCGCGACCTAAGGACAGTGTCGTAATGCTACAAGGTTCCTACGCTGTCCCTCCTAACTGGCACGAGCAAGCCTCTTGCGGTAATCACCCTGACCCCGAACTATGGTGGTATAACTTCTACAAAATAGAAGACCAAAAGAAACTCCAAGTTCTAAGAATGGCTGAGGCTATAACGATTTGTAATCAATGCCCTGTTCGAGACTTATGTCTTAAGCAAGGATTAGAAGATGAGAACTTACACCTCGGCTCCATATGGGGCGGGCTAACAGCATTTGAGCGTAGGACTATGGCTAAAAAAACTATGAACTTAAAGTTAATTCAGAGCGAGAGGCAGATAACAGCGCAAGTTAGAAAGAAAGTTGGTAGAATTGCGTAATGAAAACAAACCCCCTTGCGGTGGGTGTGGTGGCTGGCGTGATACTCATAGCGAGTGCGCCACCCCTACTCCAGCCCTTACTCAAAAACGGAACGCCGATAATCGAAGAAAGAAATCAGGCAACAATGGAAGAAAAGAGGGCAAATAAAGCCCTAGCAAAACGCTACGCGTGGGTAGGATATGGCTGGAAAGATATGGAATGGAGATGTCTTGATTATATTTTTACTAAAGAGGCTCGCTACGACCATCTCGCAAAGAACAGGCAGGGTTCATCGGCATTTGGTATTGGGCAAAGGCTTAAGGAAACTAGCAAGGACCCCGCAATTCAAATCCTACACACCTACAAGTATATCCAAACAAGATATGGAACGCCCTGTAAAGCAATGAAATTCCACTTAAGACATAATAATTATTGATGCTAGACTTACAAGGCACACCGACAACAGTATGTATTTGTGGCAGTAAGATGTGGAAGATTACAGTTATGTGGGATGAAGAGAGTCGTGAAGTAAGTTGGTATGACTTAAGACAAGAATGCAAATCGTGCGGAGCATTGGCTACCGCGCCGACACCAATAGACGAGGAGATGTAATGCCAAGGTATGAGTTCAGATGTGAAGAGTGCTCAGCGTATCAGGAAACGCAGATTCATTTTGAGGTTGGGCCAGAGTGCCCAGTATGTTATCGAACTATGAAGCGAGTATGGTCTGCTCCTAATATCCAATTCAAGGGCAGTGGGTTCTATAAAACAGATAACCAAAACTAATCTTCAAGGGTAGGTTCTACCTCAGATACAACCTCAGGTTCTTCTTCTTCTCTATCTGGCAAGTCATAATCAGGGAATGGTTTAAAGCCACCAATTTTTCTGATGAGTCTATTGACCGCACGCTTATGCCTCATACGAGCAGCATCTTCAGAGCCGAGATTAAATAGGTTAGCGATTTCTTTAAAGTCTAACGACTCAGCGTGGCGCATAAACAAAATCTTTCTATCTTCCTTACCTAACTTCCAATAAACATAATCAATTTCTACCATCATCGCTACCAAGTTGCCACCTTCAGCGGGCGCAGAGGGGCGACCAGTTCTACTCAGATTAAACTTATGAGTTGAATTAAACTCACCTCTTAAGACAGGAGGCATCAACGCCTCGACTACCTCAGGGGCGTAGTAATAAAGGTCAGAGATGTCATAGCCAACAGACTTAGCCTTCCATCTTTGGCAGTAATCTAAAGCCTGATTTCGTAGGCTACGATATATTAAATTCTTAGCATCCTTCTCACCAATTGCTTCCCACTCATCTAACTTATTAGGGTGCTCAGCAAACCATTGATACAAACTCTGTCTTAAGTCATCAAGTTCTACCATCTCAAACTTGCGAGAGTATTCTAAAGCGACAGCATCCACTACATACTGCCAAGGTTCAATGCGTTCCCAGTTCATAGTAATTTAGTTCCCCATTTGATATCTAACATACCGACTTTCTTCATTCGGTTGTTGGTGTTTTGGAATTCGGTTGTGACGGGAAGCCATTTGTCTTGCCACTTCATATCGAATTCATTCTTAAGTATGGAATCAAGGTCAAAAAAATATACCCCTTGCGGGGTGTAATTCACATAGCAAGGGGCGTAAGATAACTTCCCCGCCTCAGTGACAAGAAAATCAAACTTATATTTCTCAATAAGCAGTTCATCGTAGTGAGTGTTTCGTGACTTAAGTTCTATAAATAATTTCTTCTCATCTGATTTACAGTCGAAGCCATCAAACTCAGACTCGGAACGAGATAGGTCAGGATATAAATTATCTTTTAACCACTCGAATAATTCGGGCTCTCTCATAAGTTCCTAATCTTTTATATGTTCAATTGGGACACGCCAGCCAGTGATATCTGACCTGTAATACATATCATCCATATAATCATCTGCTTTAAACGAACCATAAATTTCTACTTGAGAGTAATACTCTTCATCTAAAACCTTGACGCCGACAATAGTTTTACCTGCGTCTTTTTGCCAGAAGGGAATCGAATCTTGTGTGCGCACAGTTCTTATCTCAAGATTACCTACATCAGGAATGTCTTTACGCTGTCCGTGCAGTTCATTTGGATACCAAGGCACAGACCATTGAAGGTTGTATAGCCTAGCCACTGCCCACTCAGCCACATTGGCTCTGATATTGGCATTAATCTCAGGCTCCAACTTGCCAAGTCTTTTGCCCTCGGCGTAGTTAGGTCTATCCACTGACCCAAACTTAGTAAGCCAACGCTCTACTGCTAGTAAAGTGCAGACTCTTACTTCATCTTTACTTAAATTAACTATCACTTCTCAGTTTCCCATTGCTGTCTTAAGACTAGAAGACCGATGATGGCGTAGTTAGCCAAGTCTTTGAAGGAGTCTTCGAGCGATTCGTATTGTGGATTGTAGATTCCTTTATCGACGAGGTTGTTAATGCGGGCAAGTTTGTCCCACATACGAACTCGCAGTCCATTGATAGGTCCACCTGGTGATTCGCTAATGTTCTTCGGACCGTAATCAAAGTGTTTTTGTAATAGTAATATTTTGAGTTCATTGAAAGTCTCTTCTACATTTTGGACGAAAGCAGGGGGATTGTTATTGTTAGAGTGAGAGTTCCCTTCTCTGATTTTAATTGTGTAATCTGATAACCCATCCCTGTTAGATGCTCTGTAATCTGCCATACTTCCTCACGCTCCGCTTTCGTCAGTTTCATTAGGTTTGCTTTCATCTAGTAGTGTCTTAAGACTTGAATCAAACTTCAACATTTCGGAACCAACCACAACTTCCTCAATAAGTTCATCCAAGACTTCACTGTTAGATTCAGCAGCGTAAAGTGTAACATATGTGGATTGTGTTATTTGTCTGATTTGCTCTGGTTGTTCCGCGTGTTCATAGATAAACCTAAGTAGGCTACCAACAAGGAGTCTGACCCCATTGGGCAGGACTATCGCTGGGTCGAACTCATCCCCATCTTCTAGGTGATGGTCTACCATTTCAAAAGAGTTATCGAAATGCTCCCCACATCCGTCACAATATAGGTCTTCCTCATCCATCAATGTATCTTCTGTCTAATTGCTTCCGCCCCATTGCTAATATAGAACGAGTTAACATCTTCTCCGTCTGGGAATTGGACGACAGTAACAGGGAGTTCTCTTGCAAGTGAGGAGGCAAACTCTTTACCTGGCTGGTCCCCGTCGGCGAAAACGTAGACCCTTTCGAAATCGGCAAGGAGTCGCGTGTAATGTTTCTTCCAACTATTAGCGCCTGGCACACCAATACAAGGAACACCGACACAGGAAGACATAGTAAGAGTATCCAACTCACCTTCACATACACCAATAAAATCAGTTGCCCGCTCAATATCAAGAACATTATACATTTTAGTATCAGCCCCAGTGAGTCCCATATACTTAGGCTCCACTGCAGGATTGAGCGAACGGAACCGTAAATCCACAACGCCAGTCTTAGTAACATAAGGGATACTCAACCTTCCTTGGTATGCTTCGTGTCCAACTTCAGCCTCTACGACTACGCCTAATCGCGCCAGCCGTGCTGTCTCCATTGGAATGCCTCTGCTTTTGAGGTAATCTTCCGCCTGATAAATGTTTGCCGCGTATCTGTCCGCTGCTCGTCCCAGCAATTCCTTCTGCAATGCGCTTTGCTTCATTGATGTTCACATTCTCCTGTCTGGCTACTATTTGTAAACTGTTTCCCTGCACTCCGCAGGCAAAACAGATGAATATATTTTTGTCGAGGTTGGCTGTACCGCTTTGGTGAGTGTCTGAGTGGAAAGGACAACGGAGATTAACTTGCCCGTGGGTTGCTCGAAGACTTGCTCCATAGTGACGGAGTATTTCTGCGATACTAGGTAAGTCATTTACTGCCTCTCGTCTAGCCATTGTTCCAAATCCTGTATGACCCAAGCCTTCTCTATGCCTGCGTTGCGCCGTTTAACTATAACGAAGGCAGGTGGTTCTGTCTTAAGACCGCGAGCCTTCGCATAGTTCTTTGTTTCTACCTGAGCCTCGTCCCAGAAGGCAGGTAGGTCAATCTTCTTTCGGTTTTTAAGTTCTAAGATGTATGTCTTGCCAGCAACGATAGCGACAAGGTCGCCCTCATCTTTGGCCCCAGTCTTAGTGAGTCGTTCGCATATAGCACCCATAGCCCTGAACCATTTCATCACATCGGTTTCAAACTGAGC